CGCGGCCGGCGCTCGATGGAGCCGACCGAGATGCAGGTCGAGGCGAGTCGCAGGCTGGCATCTGCGCGCCTGGTGCTCACGGGCTTCGAGCGGCCTGTGGTCGAGGCCGTGGTCTGCGACGAGCTGACAATCGAGCTCGTGGCGCAGCTGCGCCGCATGCACCATGCCGAGGCGAAGGGCGTGCTGCGGGCGGGCCTCGCGCGCCTGGCGATCGCCTATGGCATCACGAGGCGCGCAGCGTGATCTTGACAGCCTCCGGCGGAACAGCGATAGAAGCGCACCCTTGGGATCAGCGCGCCCCGGCCTTACGGCTGGGGCGTTTGCGTTTCCGGAGCACCCCATGCCCGCAGGTCGACCGACGAAGTACCGCTCCGCGCGGTGCGCCGACGTGCGCGCGCTCGGCGCCGAGGGCAAGAGCCGAGTCCAGATCGCCGCGGCGCTCCGCATTTCGCGCGTGACCATGCTCGCCTGGGCGGAGGCGCATCCGGAGTTCCGTGAGGCCCTCGACGAGGCGCGCGACCTTGCGCAGGCATGGTGGGAGGATCTCGGGCAGCAAGCGGCCATGGGGATGGTGAAGGACTTCGCCGCTGTCGGTTGGATCTTCCAGATGAAGAACCGCTTCCCCGACAGCTACCGCGACCGGCACGAGCACGACGTCACGGGCTCCATGACGGTCGCGGCGACGATCGATCGTCCGCCGCGCGAGTCCCGCGAGGAATGGCTGAAGCGACGCGAGGCCGAGCTTGGCGCATCCGTGGTCGCCCCAGCCCGGCCCGCAGGCTGAGGCGATCGCCGCCGACTGGTGCCCCGAGCTTCTGTACGGGGGCGCGCGCGGCGGCGGGAAAACGGACTTCCTGCTCGGGGACTGGTTGCAGGACGTGCCGACTTACGGCCCGCTGTGGCAGGGCATCGCCTTCCGGCGAACCTATGACCCCGAGCTGCGCGAGACGATGCGCCGGGCGCACCAAGTCTTCCCTGAGGCGGGCGGGTCGTGGTCGGAGAGCGATCGCGAGTGGCGGTGGAGCAATGGCGCGATCCTGCGCCTGCGCTACCTCGAGCGGCCCGAGGACGCGCAGCGGTACCAGGGCCACGCCTACACCTGGATCGGCTGGGACGAGCTTACGCAGTGGCCCTCGGACGAGGGCTATCGGAAGATGTTCGCGACCCTGCGATCCGCCGGCGGGCCGGTGCCGACGAAGCGAGTGCGCAGCACGGCGAACCCCGGCGGCGCCGGGCACCAGTGGGTCAAGGCGAGGCTGATCGACCCGGCGCCAGGCGGCTTCCGGCCAATCGTCGACGACGTCACCGGCATCGAGCGCATGTTCATCCCGTCCCGCGTCTGGGACAACCGGCTGCTGCTGGCGGCGGACCCCGGCTATGCCGACCGGCTGCGCGGCGTCGGCTCGGCCGCGCTGGTGCGCGCCTGGCTCGACGGCGATTGGAGCGTGATCGAGGGCGCCTTCTTCGACTGCTGGCGATCCGACCTGCACGTCGTCGAGCCGCACGAGCTGCCGGCGCATTGGACGCGGTTCGTCACGATGGACTGGGGCTCGGCGAAGCCCTTCAGCGTCGGATGGTACGCGGTCAGCGACGGCGAGCTGCCGCAGTACCCGGCCGGCGCCCTGATCCGCTACCGCGAGTGGTACGGGGCGAAAGGGCCGAACATCGGCCTGAAGCTCACGACGGAGGCCGTCGCCGACGGGATCATGGCGCGCGAGCAGCTGGGCGAACGGATCGCCTATCGCAAGTGCGACCCGTCGATGTTCATCGAAGACGGCGGCCCGTCGATCGCTGAGACGATGTTCCGTCACACGCGCCGCGCACTCGCCTGGCAGCCCGCGGACAACAAGCGCCTGCCGGGCTGGACGCAGGTGCGGCAGCGCCTCGTCGGGTTCGATGGCCGGCCGATGCTCTACGTCTTCTCGACCTGCCCGGACCTGATCCGGACGTTGCCGGCACTCCAGCACGACGAGAAGAAGCCCGAGGACGTCGACACCGAGGGCGAGGATCACGCCGGCGACGAGCTGCGGTACGCGTGCATGTCGCGGCCGTTTACCGCGCCGATCCCCCTGCCGAAGCCCGACCCGAACGCTCCGAAGGGCCTGACCTTCGCCGAGGTCGCGCGGCGCGCGCATGCCCGGCAGAAAGGACGCATCCGCTGATGAACCAGGTCGGCGCCGTCGAGCAGCCCGAGAGCAAGAGCGGTGAGCCCGACGACGTCGTGCGCCGCTGGCTGCGCGAGATCGACCTCGCGGCCAAGGATCCGGCCATGACGCGCTGGCGCGAGCGTGCGCGGGCCATCAGCGACCGGTACCGGCACGAGGCGAGCCGCGAGGACGGCACGCGCCGGTTCGCGATGCTCTGGTCGAACATCGAGACGCTCAAGCCGGCGGTCTACGCCCGCGCGCCGAAGGCCGAGATCAGCCGTCGGTTCAAGGATGCCGACCCGGTCGGCCGCATGGCGTCCGAGATGCTCGAGCGCGCCTCGAACATCGTGATCGACTGCAACGACATCGACGGGACGCTGCGCCGCGTGCGCGACGACTTCCTGCTGATCGCCCGCGGTCAGGGGTGGGTCCGGTACAAGCCGGAGCTGCGCCAGGTGGCACCGTCGGGAGGCGAGCCCTACGACGAGGTCGCCTACGAGCGCGTCTGTGTCGACTACGTCCACTGGGACGACTTCGGCCACACCGTCGCGCGGACATGGCCGGAGGTACGGGCCGTCTGGCGCCGGGTCTTCCTGACGCGCGATGAGCTCGTGAAGCGCTTCGGCGAGAACGCCGCGGCCGTCAGCCTCGACCACGCACCGACGGGCACGAGCGACAAGGGCGGCGATGCCGACCCGGCGCTGAAGAAGGCGACGGTCTACGAGATCTGGGATAAGGTCGACCGCAAGGTCTACTTCATCCCGAAGAGCGGCCAAGAGCCGCTGGCGGTCGAGGACCCGCCGCTGAGCTTCGAGGGCTTCTTCCCGTGCCCGCGTCCGGCCTATGGCACGCTGACGAACGACAGCACGGCGCCGATCCCCGACTTCATCTACTGGCAGGATCAGGCCGAGGAGATCAACGACCTCACGCAGCGCATCGCGATGCTGACCGACAGCCTCAAGCTGGTCGGCTTCTATGCGGCGGGCCCGGACGGCGACGGGGGGGCCGCGATCCAGAAGGCGCTGAAGCCCGAGACGCAGTCCGAGATGATCCCGGTCGACAGCTGGGCGGCGTTCGCCGAGCGCGGCGGCGTCAAGGGGCTGATCGAGTGGCTACCGGTCGACATGGTCGTGAAAGTCCTGACCGGCTGCTTCGAGACCCGGAAGCAGCTGGTGCAGGACGTCTACGAGATCACCGGCATCTCGGACATCCTGCGCGGCGCGTCGGATGCGAGCGAGACCGCGACGGCGCAGCAGATCAAGGCGAACTGGGGCTCGCTGCGCGTCCGCGATCGTCAGTCCGAGCTGGCGCGGTTCGCGCGCGACGTCGTGCGCCTGGTGGCCGAGGTGGTCGCGGAGGTCTTCCAGCCGCAGACGCTCGTCGCGATGACCGGGCTCAAGCTGCCGACGAAGGCCGAGCAGGACCAGGCGAAGGCGATGCTCGCCCAGCAGCAGGCGATGGCGGTCCAGCAGACCGGCGGCACGGCATCGCCGCCGCAGATGCCGCCGGGAGCCATGGGCAGCCCGGGCGCTGGTCCTCCCCCCGGCCCGCCCATGGCGCCTCCTCAGCCGCCGCCCGCGCCGCCGCAGGTGCAGGAGATGTTGTCCTCGCCGACGCTCGAGGACGTCATGGCGCTCCTGCGCTCCGGCGCTGCGCGCGAGTTCCGCATCGACATCGAGACGGACTCGACGATCCAGCCGGACGAGGACGCGGAGAAGCAGCGGCGCATCGAGTTCCTGACCGCGGTCGGCGGCTTCCTTCAGCAGGCCGGCCCGATGGTGCAGGTGATGCCGCAGGCCGCGCCGATGTTCGCCGAGATGCTCATGTTCGGGGTGCGCGGCTTCCGCGCCGGCCGGCAGCTCGAGGACGTGATCGAGCGGACCATGTCCCAGATCGTGCAGGCGGCGCAGCAGCCGAAGCCGGCGGGCGACCCGGCCGCGATGGCGAAGGCCGAGGTCGACAAGGGCCGCCTCGAGCTCGACACCCGGAAGGCGCAGGCCGACGTCACGCTTGAACAGGGGTGGCAGGCCCTCGAGGCGGACAAGCTGCACCTTCAGGAGCGGCAGCACGCCGTGGACACGGCGGTCGGGCAGCACCGGCACGCGATCGATACGGCGCAGGGCGCGCAGCAGCACGCCGGCGACCTTCAGGTTCGGCGCGACGGCATGGCCGCCCGCGCCGCGGCCGCGCGACCGCAACCCGGCATGGTGCAGTAGGAGACCCGCGCATGTATGGCCAGCAGCCCTATCAGCCGACGCCGGACCAGATCGCCGAGATGAAGCGGCGCGAGATGGCGAGCATCCGGCTGAAGTGCCTGGAGATCGCGGCGGCGAGCAAGGCGGTCGACGCCGGCCTTCCCATCGTGGCGGTCGCGCAGGAATACGTGGACTGGATCATGGCGGCGGACGGCCGCTGATGGCGCGCTTCGTCTGGGATCGCCACGCCGGCGAGTGGGTCGACGCCAGCCTCTTCCGGCGCGGCGGCGCGCCCGGCGCGGGTCCGAACGTCATCAGCGACGGGCTCGACGGGCTATGGAACCCGGCCGACGGCCAGCGCTACGACAGCAAGTCCGCCTACTATCGCACCATGCGGGCGCACGGCTGCGAGGTCGACGACCGGCGCTATGAGCCGCGCGTGCCGGAGTACCGGTCGAGCGGCCTGCGAGACGACATCCGGCGCGCCATGGACGCGCACCGCTTCTGAGATTGCCGCGCGAGCGGCCCTAGCCGGCGGACATCGACCGCTTGGCGCAACCCCGAGAGCACATGCCTCCCGAGCCGCAGAACCCGGGCGCCGCCGGCGCACCGGTCGAGGACTCCATCACCGCCGACCTGGAGAAGGCCTGGTCGAACGTCGAGAGCGGCGCCGAGCCGGAGCGGCCGGCCGATGCCGGCCAGCCCGACGCGGCGGCGACCGCCGAGCGGCCGGCAGACACGCGCGCCCGCGATGAGCAAGGCCGGTTCGCCCGCGCCCAGCAGGACGCCGCGGCGGCCCAGCAGCAGGATCCGGGCAAGGCCCCCGCTCAGGCGCAGCAGCCCGGCCAGCAGCAGCCCACTGCCGACGCGCAAGCGCAGCGCGCAGGCCCGCCGCCCGGCTGGAGCGTGCCGGCGAAGCAGGCCTATGACGCGTTGCCGCAGCCCGTTAAGGAGGCGATCGCGAAGCGCGAGGAAGAGGTGAGCCGCGGCCTCGCGAAGCTCGCCGAGTGGAAGGACGTCGAGCCCTTCCGCGAGCTCGCCGCGCAGCACGGCACCACGGTCGCGAAGGCCCTCGACGCCTATGTGGCGGCCGAGCGGCTGCTCGCGACGAACCCGGTCCAGGGCTTCAAGTTCCTGGCCGACAAGTTTCAGGTCGACCTGCGTCAGGTCGCCCAGCTGATCTATGGAGGCGGTGCGCAGCCGGGTCGTCAGCAGCCCGGCAACGCCAACGGGGGCCATCAACCGCCCCCCGCGGTCCTCGCGCCCCTCTTCCAGGAAGTCCAGGCTCTCAAGACCGCCTTCGCGCGTCAGCAGGAAGCCCAGACCGCCCAACAGCGGTCGCGGGCCGAGTCCGAAATCATGGCGTTCGCGGCCGACCCCGCGAACAAGTGGTTCGAGAACGTGCTTCCCGAGATGACCCGCCTCTATCAGTCGGGGCAGGCCAGATCGCTCAAGGAAGCCTACGAGACCGCCTGCTGGACGAACCCCGAGGTCCGCGCCGCGCTCATCAGCGAGCAGACGGCGGCCGACATCGAGAAGCGACGAGCGGACGCCAACGCGGCAGCGGCTTCAGCGCGCCGGGCGGCAGGGAGCATCACCGGGTCGCCGTCCGCGGGCGCGAGCCCCGCCGGCGGCCCCGAGCCCGACACCATCACCGACGCGCTCGAGGCGGCCTGGAGCCGCACCATGGGCGGCGTGCGGTAGGAGCTGACACATGCCCTCTCCGAACATCTCGGAAATCCTCACCACGACGCTGGAGTACCGGACCAAGAAGCTCCGGGACAACGTCTCGAAGAACAACGCCCTCCTCAGCCGCCTGAAGGAAAAGGGCAAGGCCAAGCCCGTCGCGGGCGGCGTGACCATCCGCGAGGAGCTGGAGTACGCCGAGAACGGCACGTTCATGTACTACTCGGGCTACGAGCAGCTGAACGTCTCGCCGTCCGACGTGATGACCGCGGCCGAGTTCGCCTGGAAGCAGGCGGCCGTCGCTGTCGTCGGCTCCGGCCTCGAGCTGCGCATCCAGAACGCTTCGAAGGAGCAGGTCTTCAACCTGCTGGAGAAGCGGATCTCGAATGCCGAGAAGACGATGGCGAACAACCTCGCCGTCGGCGCCTACTCGGACGGGACCGGCTCGTCGGGCAAGCAGGTCGGCGGCCTGCAGCTGCTCGTGGCGGACAGCCCGTCGTCCGGCACGGTCGGCGGCATCAACCGCTCGACCTGGTCGTTCTGGCGGAACTATGCCTTCGACGCCACCACGGACGGCGGCGCGGCGGCGAGCGCGGCGAACATCCAGTCCTACATGAACCGGGTGTATCTCGCGATCAGCCGCGGCGCGGACCATCCGGACCTCATCGCGGCCGACAACGCCTATTTCCGGCTCTACTGGGAGTCGCTGCAGGCCAATCAGCGGTTCACCGACACGAAGCTCGCGGCCGCCGGCTTCGACAACCTGAAGTACATGGGGGCCGACGTCATCTTCGACGGCGGCATCGGCGGCGCCTGCCCGGCGAACCACATGTACTTCCTCAACACCGACTACATCTATTGGCGCCCCCATTCGGGCACCGACATGATTGTCGGCGACGAGTTCAAGCCGGGCAATCAGGACGCCGTCTCGAAGCTGATCCTCTGGGCCGGGAACATGACCCTGTCCAACGCTCAGCTGCAGGGCGTCCTCAAGGACTGATCCGCCACCACGGGGCCGCCTTCGGGCGGCCCTCTTCGTCAGGAGCACCACGATGCCCTTTGCCACCTCCGGCGAGCTCGGCGCCGATCTCAACAACAAGAGCACGACCCAGCAGTTCGCGCTCGGCACGCAGGTCTTCGGCTCGGACGGCCGGATCTGGATGTACGTCAAGGCGGGCGGGACCATCGCCGCGGACGCCGACACCGCGGTCGACGGCTCGACCTTCGCCGCGACCTCGGCCTCGGGGATCTTCACGACCCGGGTGTCCGGCGGCGTCGTCGCCAACGACTACTTCTGGGCCCAGAAGGACCTGACCTGATCCTCGGCGGGGCTTCGGCCCCGCCCTCTCCAAAGGAGACCGACATGGCCGTTGGACCCGCCCGCGGAGGCGACAGCCCCGTGCCTCCGCCCGTCGTGACCTCGCCGAAGGCCTGACCGATGAACGAGCAGCGTCCGATGTTCAAGACGCGGGACGGGTCCCTGGTGACGTTTCACTGGGATACTGCCCGGAACGAGTCCGCGTCGGCGGCCGAGGGCCGGCCGATCTACGATAAGACGCTGATGGCGACCGTCTTCGCCGCCGGCGACCCGAAGTCCGAGGCGATCCACGAGATCGAGCGCCACTTCCACGACGGGCGGCCGTCCCGCGTGCGCCAGGCGCTGCGCGAGCGCTTCGCCGACGAGCTTGCCGCATGGGAGCGCAAGGAGGGCGGCATCGAGTCCGCGGGCACGCCGCTGAGCCAGTGGCCCTCGATGGACGCGAGCCTCGTCGCGACGCTGCGAGAGCTGCGCATCTACACCGTGGAGAGCTTGGCGGCCCTGCCGGATGCGGGCGTGCAGAAGCTCGGCATGGGCGGCCGCGAGTGGGTGCGGCGCGCGCAGGCCTTCCTCGAGGCCGCCAAGGGCAACGCGCCGGCCGAGGCGCTCATCCGCGAGAACGAGGCGCTGAAGGCCGAGAACACCCGCCTGAACGACCAGGTGCGCGACCTGTCGGCCCAGATCGGCGCGCTCAAGACCCTGCAGGAGGCAGCATGACCGATCGCGACGTCGGCGCCGTGCGCGGCGCGAGCTTCTGGCATGACGG